AGCATCAATATGGTTTGAGAATGCTTTTACAAGTTCCTCGCCTCGTGCCATGCTTTGTTTTTTCTCTCGTACTTGTTCAGTTAAATCAGTTGGTTTTGATAGTAAACTCATTTTCTCTCGTCCTCTCTTGTTTTTAGACAACAAAAAAAAGACACTCCTGTGAAAGAGTGTCCTTATTTAGAAATTCAATTAAATTAGATATACTTACGTCTATTTCTTCTTACGTCGTTAACAAAACTAAAGGGTAGTTCTAATACATCTGAAATAACTGTATCAGGAACACCGTAGTCTTGAAGAGTTTTAACTTTATTAGCTTCTTCCCTACTATACTTAGTATGTAACAGTAAGTTTGTTTCGACAGCGTGTTTGCTATTCTCATGAGGTGTAACCCATTCAAGATTAGAAACAATATTGTTTTCAGGGTTTCCGTCAATATGATTTACCTGAGGTTTGCTTTCAGGATTATCAATAAAATGTAGGGCAACCAGTCGGTGAATGTAGTGTTTCTTACTTTCACCATCTTTTCTTAATTTGACATACATATGTTTTGTACGAGTATTATTTGTCTTTGCCAATCGTCGTTGACTTCTAATAGTGAAAACCTCACCATCATTACTTATCTTATATAAACCCTCATAGCCTTTAATATCTTTGTAAACTCTTTTCAACTTGCCTCACCTTGCCTCACGTTAAGTTAATTTAAAGTAATCTTAACTCATTTTACCGTATATAGCAACATTATTTACTACCAAACCATGTTTTAATAGATTCCATACGTCCCCAACAATTAGAAAGTTCACCGTCAGTACCACTAGGGATATTATTTAGCTGTACTGTATCTGTCATGATTGCCTCAAATAATGCAACCTCTTCCCTTGTAACATCTTTCGGAACACGGAATAGTAATTCATCATGTACACATGCCAGTAGTCCAAAAGTACGTCCAGCCTTTGAAAGTTGCTTACATAGTAATGCACCAGCTATCATACATTTCTTAGTTTGAATTGCAGACGTACCCTGAATCTTAGCGTTAGTAGAATAAGTATCATAAACTCGTAAAGGATTCTGTCCTCTAAAGAATGGAAGACGTCTTTTTCTCACTAAGTCTCCTAATCTCATTTCTACATAACCTTGTCTACACGCCTCTTCTGTATTGTTCTTAACGAACTGTGCTACCTTAGGGAATTTAGTATAGAACGTGTCAATCATTTGCTGGGCTTGTCTTGTAGTGATACCTAAAGCACCGCCTAATGAACCAGCACCCATTCCATACATGATAGCTAAAACTACGACTTTAAACTCTTTACGAATTTTAGTGTCAGAACCATCCTCATTCTTATAGCATTCTTCATAAGGCTTACCATAGAACTCACTACCCAGCGTTGCGTAAAGATCACGTCCAGCTTTATAGTTTTCTATTAAGATAGGTTCTTGTGTATAGTGCGTTAACATACGTGGTTCTTGGGCTGAGAAATCCAGTCCTAAAATAACGTAATCACTATGAACCCTAAACATCTTACGTGCCTCATATGGCTGTTGCTGTAAGTTAGGTTCGCTAGAACTGAATCGACCAGTTTTCGCACCGTTCTGTTTAAAGCTACCGTGTAACTTTCCGTCAGGCTGAATAAACGAGTCAATAGTTTCTACGAAACCAGTTAACTGTTTTGTATCATCTTTAAACTTTTGCAGTAGCTTAATAACAGGGTGGTGTTTGAATGGCTTAATTTCCTTCTTACCAGTTCCCTTTAACTTCTTATCTACTGTTCTTTGAAGTGCTGGTAAAAGCTGTGCAGGGGAATTAAAGTTAATATCCCCTAGCACCTTCACCAATTGTTTTCTAGTTTCTTCTAATGCAGGACGTAGAATTGTCTTTTGACGTTCTACCTCGTCCATATCAATATAGAAACCTTCTCGTTCCATTTCGAATACAACACGAATTAATGGCTGTTCAACTTCCATGTAATACTTGTACAAGCCCTCTTGTTTCTTAATATGATTCATCAAGAAATCGAATAGCAGCCATGTCACATGAGTATCTTTACACCCATAAACTCTAGCGTATTTTAGTTCCACTTCATTGAATGGTGTTTTACCAAACAGTGAGTCGAAAGTATCAGATTCTATTTGTAGGTACTTAGGTACTAAGTCCTTTAATTTGTAAGACGGTTCATTCTCATTCAGTACTTTCATAAGTTCCTGAGTATCATGAATCATTCCATTTACAGTCATTCCCTCACTCATAAACTGGTGTAAGTCGAATGTAGCGTTATGGAAAACTTTTGCATTAGCTAAATGTAACGCCTTTTGAATGTAATACTTTGCTTTCTCTAAAGGGGCGTTTGCCTCGTCATGACGCAGTGGAATGTACCAGTGTAAGTCCTTCTTAGGGGCTGTAAATGATACACCTACAATCTTGTCACGACCATACATATTTAACCCCGTAGTTTCCGTGTCCACTGAGACAATAGGTTCATCTTTTAACACTTCAAACATATGTCCAATGGTCATTACGTCCATTGCTAGAATATAGTTATCAGGTGTTTTACGAACCATATTTTCTAGAATCAAAGTACGTCGTTTCTGTAACAATACTTGATATAGATTCTTAGCATGAGACTTAGAAAACTTCTTCATATCCTCGACGCCTTTTGATAATTCGCCTTGCTGTATGGCATCATGCACCATCATTAGTTTTTGTTTCTCAGACTCGCTACTGATCTTTGTTTGGAAGATGCCAGCTTTACGCTTTCCTGTATGAGTTTCATAGCCAGTAAACCAAACCTCATTATCAGTAGGTTGATATTCCTTTAGGGCTTTCTTTCTCTCAGCCTCTTTAACTCGTTCTTGCTTCTTCTTTATGTCCTCACCGTTTTCATCAAGTGTTGGATTAAAATTAAGTTCCATTTATAATCACCTCACTTAGTTACTTGCATCAGGACACAAAAAAAGGACACACCGATTAAGGTATGTCCAAAGCTGATTGAGATATTTAATTAGTTTTGAATTTTGTCAGTAAGTGAGTCGATTTTTACAAATGAACTCTCAGCCTGTGTAATACCGTTAACGATTTGACCTTGAATGTTATTGATTTGTTGAACTAAGTTATTGAATTGCATTGAAGCCATTGGGTCTTGTTGACCTAACATCTGTGCAAATTGTTGTAACTGAGTTTCAATGAAGTCTAATTGCTGTGCTGTCATTTTAGTGTTGGCTAAAAGAGTCTTTCCAGCGACTACCTCCGCATCAATTTGGTCACCTACTCGTGCTGATTTCATACCCATTCCAAACATATTTCCACCTAACATATACATTACCTCCGATTGATTTTATAAGATTAAAGTTAGTACTAATATTAAAGTTAATGGCAAATTTAAAGTTAATATTAAAGTTAGGGGCAAAAGCCCCCATTAATTAAAACTGGTCTACAGGGTTTTCATCTTTACTAAGGTCAACAGCCTCAGAACCTTCACCTACAGTAAAGAAGTCTTCCACAGGGAATCCAGCTTGTTTTAAAGCCTCAATTTGTTGTTCTACTGTACGTGGAATTAGTACAGACTCAAAGTGAGACATTTCGACTTGTAAGCCTTCCGCAGACTCAAAGCCTTCTTTTCCTTTAGCGTCAAGTTTCAGGATAGGGTTTAATGAATAAACAGTATCCGTCTTAGTTCCTGTACGCTTAAAGTTGAATGCAATAAGATCATCTTTGTCCTCAGAAATGATATTCTCACGATATTCTTCAATATCACCAATTAGCTTGCTTGCCTGAGTTTTTGAACAATCCCAGAAACGGATAGCTTTCATATCTAAATCGTATAAAGCAAAGATGTAGCGTTTCTTAGCTACTAATTTATCAAAGCCTTCAATACCTGATTTAGATGCTACACATAATGGGTCAAGTTCGCCTGACATTGGTGTTAAGCAAGGTTGAGTATAGATTCCTAAGTTAAAGTCTCCATGTGCTTTGTACTCTACATAATCTGTAAGTCCTAACACTCGTACTCTAACAGACTCATTTTCTTTCAAACGAATGTAAGCCGTTTTTAAATCCACGTTTTTCTTGCTTGCTGAAGCCTTTGCTTCTTCTCCTGTTGCTGTAAATAATGACATAATATAGTTCCTCCTAAGTAGCTTTTATAAGCTGAATAATTGAGGCAAACAGTTTTTCGACGTAATGCCATTGGTCAGGAGGAACTATATTTGTCATATTCAATTTTTGAATATATATTTTCAAAATAGAACAGGTGTTTCTGTTTACTTTTGTAAACCTGTGATATACTCAGTACTGAAAGTGACAACGTGGCACTGTCAGTGACAGAGAGGCACAATTAGTTGCCTCGCATCACATTGAGGTAATGTGCTTTAAACTGACTCATAGTACGATTAACTTGTTTCGCCACAGCGTCAGTCGTTTGACCTTCGTTGATTAGGGCTGAAACTATTTCGTTACGCTTAAATCCTTGAACAGACATATGTACTATTGTTTTCTTTCTAGTATCATTTCCGAACAGGTCTGTAAGAATTTCCTCAGTCACCACTGTATGTTCAATATCGACTGTAAAGCTGTGAGTAGTTTCAATCGTGTCAGCCATTGTTACAGTGTCATCATCAGGTGAAGGAGAATCTAAGCGGTTCGCCTCATGTAATGTAGTCTCGTGAACGTCGTATCCTTTTTGTCGGTACATCATCTTTAAAACGTTCTTAATGTTAGTAATAAAGATTGGTTGAAAAGGCTTGTCCATTGAACGGTCAAACGTGATTAAGCGTTGTCCGTAAAGGTCAATTTGTTCCTCGTCGCCATTTCCATTAAGAGTTTCAGATAGTACTAGGAACATGATTCCTTCAAAGTCTTCTTGTTCAACTGAGAATGATTTTTCCGCTTGACGGTAAGCCATTCCTTTGATTAAGCCTTTGATTGAAGCATGAAGTTCATCGAAAATTTCTTCTTTCTTACTTTCGTTTGATTCATCTTGCCAGCGTACAACTAGTTCAGTTTGACGTTCTTGAATTGTTAGCTTTTCAGCGACAGTTAATTCACGGTAAGATTTGTTTTCAACGATTTCAAAGTAAGTTTTCATAGTTTTGTTTCCACCTTTGTAGTGTTTTATTTGCTTTACACTTAGGTACTTGCAGATAGGACACGGATTAGGACACGCAGGACAAAACTTTTTGAAATAAAATTTTTAACCTAAAACAGAACATTTGTTCGGTAAAAAAGGCATAGAGGGGCTAAGGTGAAATGCCTCGAAAAAAGGCATAACTAAACAAGCCTATGAATAGACCTCAATTTTTTATTAAGTTGTTGTCATGAGTTTTTGCGACAGTTGGGAAGGTTCGACTCTGTGGTTTGTCGAATCGTGTCGAACTGTGTCGCACACTGTAATCGTGGGTAATATCTTGTAACCTCGTGTAGTACACTATTGAGTATATAACGTAGGTCAACAGGTGTAAATAGGGTAAAACAGTGAACCTCACGAGGTTACACTTAATTTGCATATTTATCTATATCGTTAAACGTTGATATATAAGAGGTTAGGTTGTCCGACCACTCCAATCATTGGTAAAATACGTATTTGAATTGGAATATAAACACATATAGATAAAATAAAAACCTAGCCGATTTTTCGACTAGGATTTGTTAAAATAGTATTAAGTTTACAGGGGTTGCATTGTCGCAAACCCTTTTTAATATTTCAGGCGGTACGTCATTCACATCATTGTAGTTTTCAGGAATTGTAATTTCGTATAGTTCCTTATATCCAACTAGTAACTTAGTAACCTTTTCTCTTATCTCTCTTCCTACTTTGTCATTATCCGTTGCTAGAACAATTCTCTTTGCAGGACAGCGTAATAAAAGTTGCTTTCTCTTCTCACTGATCTTACTTCCACCTAATGCAATTGCAGGAACACCAATCGACCATAAAAACAAACAATCTATTTCTGATTCCACTAGAAAAACAGTTTCAGGTTTCAGCTTGTAAATGAAGTGCATTCCGTAAATATGGTTTCTTAACTGTTGCCCTGTTGGGTAATAGTAGAATAGCTTTGAATTGATAGAACGAAACTTAATATTAACCATGTTCCCTTTTACATCGTGCCACGCTAAAGCTACAGCCTTTGAATTTCTATCATAGCCAACTTTAAAAGCACGTTGCACCTTCTCACTTATTCCACGTCCAGCAAGGTAAGGCGAACGGTAAGCATACGGCTTATAATCCTCAGTACTAATAATGGTATCAACTTTAGTACTAGTATCAAAGTTAACATTAAGTTCAAGTTTATCAGTATCACTCATATCTATTCCGTACTTGCTTAATAGATAGTCCTCTACTTCAAGGGGCGTCTCGTTTCTCAGGAATGATAGTAGAGTTACAAGCCCACCTTTACTATAAAGATCATGGTTAGAACCAAAATCAATCCAAAGCCCTGTCTCTAAATTAATAGAAAATGAGGGGGAACTTTCATCACGGAATGGTGAACATGCAACCATTTCCTCTCCCTTAGGTCTAGCCCTGTTCCAACTGTAAAATTCCAGTTCCTCAGCAATATCTACGTTCAAGTCATAATAGACCTCATTTCGATAAATTGTTATCATTCTTTTGCACCTCACCAAACAGAACTACATTCTTAACCTTCTTTGGAATGATTAAGCCGTTTCTTAGTTTGATAAGATAGCGTTCTGATTTATTAATATTTGCTTGACCAACAATTGTTCCCATATGTCCGTGGAACGTTCCGAATTTAATATAAGCTGTTTTCCCTATCATTTCTCTCACCTCTCTTAGTAAATGAATCTACCGATTTTTTCTTTTAATTCCGTTAAGCATCCTGTACAAAGCCTTTCCACGTTCATATGACTAGGAATCCCAACCGAAACACGAAACTCAATCTTTTCCTTATCACAGCTTGAACACTTGCCGTACTTAGCTGGTTCACGTCTTACCTTTATCATTTCAATCACCTCAATTATTTACTTGCATTAGTCACTTATTTTGGGACAAATAAAAATAGGTACTAATACTAGTATCAGTATCAGTACCAACTTTAAATTAAAAGTAATCCACTGGTGACGCCTCTGTAATCCATCCCATATTAAA